CGGCACTATCAGATAGATAAGACCATCCATTCTGAGGTTTCCTCCCAGCCGGGAGTAACCTTACCACCACAACCCCTAACAAAGTCAACCCACGATGGCAGATTTCGCCAGCGCACTCTCGCGCCTATGGCCCAATGGAGACCAGAAGATTCCCGGCCTTCGAGCCGGGATTATTGCGTCTGCCCCTGCGGTTTTCGCCAAATACGGCATCAAGGACTCGCTCGTCCTCGCTCACATCATGGCCCAGATCAGCCATGAATGCGGGGCCGGGCACGATGTCGTTGAGAACCTGAACTACACGGCTGAGCGGATGACGCAGGTTTGGCCGAGCCGGTTCAGGACGGTAGCCGAGGCTTTGCCCTACGCGGGCAATCCCAAGGCGCTGGCGAACAAGGTTTACAACGGCCGGATGGGCAATCGCCTTGGCTCAGATGATGGCTGGGTCTTCCGCGGGCGCGGCGGCTCGCAGACCACGGGCAGGGAAGGCTACGAGCGGGTCGCGAAGCAAACCGGGCTGGATTGCGTCAACCATCCCGAGATCCTGATCGACCCGAAATACTTCCTTGAATGCGCGGTCTCTGACTTCATCAATTGCGGCTGTATGCCCTTCGCGCAGGCTGACGACATTCTGAACGTAACCAAGAAATTGAACGGCGGTTACATCGGACTTGGCGAGCGCCAGGCTTGGCTCGCCAAGTGGAAGGCGCAGGCCGTGCCCGTGCCTGTCGCGCCGATCGTCATCTTGCCGCCCGGCAAGACGCCGCCTGACGTTCCTAAAGTTGATCCGAAGCCCGCCCCGGCGCCCTCGTTCTGGGGCGCTTTCATCTCTGCCATTCTCTCCATCTTTATCAAAAGGAAATAGCCATGTTTGCGCTTACTTTCGTCGGTGACATCGTTGTATTCGTGGCTGGCGGCGCTGTCGTCTGGTTCTTCAAAGACCCGATCCTGAAGTGGTACAAGGGGGCGGAGAAGTTCGCGCAAGACCTCAAGGCCAAGGCTGACAAGATCAAGGGCGCGCTGTGAGCCCTGAGATCATCGCGCCGATCGCGCGCATCCTGCTTCGCTACGTTGGCGGGGCGCTGATCTCAGCTGGCGTTGCGATCAGCCCATCCACGTTGACCGACCCTGATTTGCTTCAGGTCATGTGCTTCCTGATTGGCGGCCTCTGCACGGCGGTTTCTGAAGGCTTCTACTTCATTGCGCGCCGGAAGGGCTGGAATCTCTGATGTGGGAAACCGTTATCGGCTGGTTCCTCAAGGGGCCACTCGACCGCATGTTCGGAACAATCGACAAGGCGATCGACAACGAGACGAAGCGGGAAGAGATCAAGACCCGAGCCGTCGAAAGCTACATGACGGCTCAGGTCGCGATCCTGACGGGCAGGGGGTGGTGGTTTCCGCTCCTGTTCCTGCTCCCGGCCGGCCTCTGGTTCGGCGGCGTCTGCATCTATTCGCTGCTGTTCTGCGCCAAGTGCGCGTTTCCTCAAACCTGGACCGTCGCTGCTCTTCCTCCACCTCTTGACCAATGGATGGGGGCGATCGTCGGTTCTCTGTTCATAGGCAAGGCAGGCGGCGAGCTTGTTGCAAGGCTCCGCAAATGACCTTCCTCGACCTCCTCCCGCAAACGAAAGCAGAAGCGATTAGCGACGCCGTAGCTCTTGGAGCGGTTTCGTCACCCCTCTGGCTCCATGAGACATCCGAAATGGCAAGAGACCTCCTCCCGTGGTTTGGTATCGCGTGGCTTGCCGTGCAGATCGTGATCAAGATTCACACGACATATTTCCGGACCAAATGAGCACAGCAAACCGCTTCCTCGCCCTGCATCTCGCGGGGCTTTTCGTGCTGATCTGCTGCCTGGTGACGCGCCTATGATCTCCATCATCGCCATCCTATGCAGCCTCGCCAATCCGCAGGACTGCCACGAACAGACCGTTACCACGTCCGACTTTGAGAACATCTCCCTGCAATCCTGCCTGATGGGCGCTCCGCAGCTCGCGGAATGGATGAACCAGCATCCGGGACAAAGGCTGGCCGGGTGGAAGTGCGTCATTGGGAAAACTGCGAGGGGAGCTTAGCGCTTGGGGCCAAAGCTTCTCTTTATCGATATTGAAACTAGCCCAATCCTCTTAACCTCTTGGACCCTTCGCCCGCCTCACGCATCTGCGGTCTATGTGGTCCGCGACACCTATATCCTGATGGCGTCGTGGAAGTGGGCGCATGAGCGGACGACCAAAACAGCCGCACTTCCGGACTATCCCAGGTACAAGCGCAATCGACATGATGATACGGATTTGTGCCGGACTCTTCATGATTTGCTGGATGCTGCGGATATCGTGGTTGCGCATAACGGCGACGCTTTCGATATCAAGAAGATCAATTCCAGGCTCATCACCAACGGGTTCAAGCCTCCGAGCCCGTTCAAGACGATCGACACCCTGAAGGCGGCTCGCCGCGCCTTCAAGTTTGACAGCAACAAGCTGGACAATATCGGGCGGTACCTCAATGAGGGGCGCAAGATCCCCAACACTGGCGCGGATCTATGGCGTGGTTGCGTCGAGGAAGGAGACCCGAAAGCATGGGAAACCATGCGCCGGTATTGCAAGCAGGATACCGAGCTTCTGGCCCGCGTCTATGAGCGGGTTAAGCCCTGGATGCCCAATCATCCGAATGTGAACCTCTACAAGGCATACCAGGACAAGCCCGGCTGTCCGAAGTGCGGGAGTGAGGACACGCAGCGGCGAGGCGTCCAAGTGAAGCTCAGCAGCAAGTATTATCGCTTCCAGTGCCAATCCTGCGGCGGCTGGTTTTCGGGGATGAAGGTGTGAGACGGATTCACAAATCTCGGAAAAAGCGTAGAATGTATCATCTCGCAGACGATGCCGAGTGCGTCTTTGACTATGACCTTCCAGAATGGCTGGTTGGCGGCGAATGACCAAGCGCGTGGTTCACGTCGAGGACGGGGAATGGGTCACGATCGCATGGAAGAAGCAGCGCGAGATGTGCTGCGGCTGCGGCCTTGAGCACGATGTTGATTACCGCGTAGAGGATGGAAAATTGCAGTTTCGCGCCGTCCAGCGACGACGCAGGAAGGCAAAGGCAGAATGAAAGCCTCTGACATCGCCACCAAAGCCGCTGATCTCGTCAGCGGGGACCGCGCCCAGACCCATGGCGACATGGCCGAGAACTTCGAGCGCATCGGGGATCTCTGGTCCGCCTACCTCGGCAAGCGTCTGGATAGCGGGCTGTCCGCGGTTGACGTGGGCAACATGATGGCGCTGCTCAAGATCGCCCGCACGCTATCGGGGCAAGTCAATGCAGACGATTTCGTTGACGGGGCGGGGTATCTCGCCTGTGCCGGCGAGATCGCTCTGAAGAACTACCGCCGTTAACCACCAACACAACACGATCTGACCAGCGCCCCTTGCGGGCGCTTTTTGCTGCTTTGGAGCGAATGAATGGGATTTGGAAAACTAGGAGCAAGGGGCGGCTTTGGGTCCGCTGGTGTCCTTGGGACAGTGAGGAGCTACCTGGGGCAGATCGCCACGCGGTCGTTTGTGCCGAATAACTTCGTTTCTACCAACAAGCAGTCGATGAGCCGTTCGCGACATCTATGTCAGCAGGCCGTGACATCTCTGCAAATCGTCGTCTCCAATTTCTACGTCCCTGAAACCGGAGGCAATTTAGGCGTCGAAATGGCGCCCGGATCGACCGCGACTGTCACAGCCTCAATCGAGTATCCGGCTGGGACCTTCACGCAGGTTACTTTCGGGGGAAGCGCTAGCGGAACCGTCCCTGACGGGGGAGTGCTGTTCTCGGATTTTGTCTCCGTGACGATCCCGCAGGGTGCCACGTTCTACGTGCGGCAATACATCACGACGGCGGCCGGCATGGTATACAGCGATAATGGTTCAATCGACTACACCAACGGCGACGGATTCAAGTTCGGTGCGTCTGGAATTGCAGATCAGACGATGGGTGGCACTGTCACCCATAACGATAATTTCAACGGGTTTTTCCCGCTTGCAATTCTCGGAACGACCAACCGCGCCTCCGTTGCAATCATTGGCGATAGCCGAGCCTATGGCTACCAGGACATCTATTCCGACACCAGTGGTGATCGTGGCGAGCTTGCACGCTCGATCGGTCCGTCGCTTGCTTACATGAGCCTCACTACACCGTCTGATAAGGCGGCTCTGTGGGTTGCGAGCCATACGAACCGTTTGCAGATAGCGAAGTATTGCTCTCATGCGGTGATCCAGCTCGGCATCAACGACATTTCAGGAGGACGGACGGCATCGCAGCTCATCGCAGACTATGCGACAATAGCTGGCCTGATCGGCAAGCCGATCTTCTGTTGCACGCTGGCACCGCGCAGCAATTCCACAGACTCGTGGCAGACGGTTGCAAACCAGACCGCCTTTGCTCAGGAGGCACAGAGATCATCGTTCAATACGTCTGTGCGGGCCGGATTGTCTGGATTCGCTGGATATTTTGAAATCGCGGATCAAGTCGAGAGCGCGAGAAACAGCGGAAAATGGCGCGCTGATACGGTCAGGACCGTGACAGATTTTGCCATTAATTCAGGGAGCCAAACCCTCACGTCTGCGACGGCCGCCTTCACTGCTGCGGATCAATACAAGACCGTGGCCGTTGCTGGTGCCGGCGCAGCTGGGGCATTTCTCGCGGCCAACATAATCACTGTGGTCAACAGCACGACGGTTACGCTCGGAACGAATGCCTCAACTACGGTGAGTGGGGCGTCGGGTGGTATCGGTATCCAAAGCGGCGATGGTATTCACGAGTTCAACCTCGCGCACAGAGAAATCAGAGACAGCGGCGCGGTCAATCCTGCCGTGTTCGTGCGCTAATCCGTTCACCCCCTTCAAGGGACCGGATCGCTGGTGCCTCAGGGTCACCGAGTATGTGGGTAGAGGGCGGCGTCCAAGGCGTCCAGCGCGTCGGTGAAGCTGTCGCGCGGCGCCACGGTGTGGCGCATTTCTTCGTAGCATAGTCTAGCTGCCACGATTAGTTTGCCGACTTTCTCGTAATCGAGAACCGACGCTTGACCGCTATGGTTCTCCCACCAGTCCGGCGGGATCTCGTCCATCAGATCCGTCATGGCACTTTCCCTCCTTGCCCAGCAACGCGGGCGCGTTTGGCCGCCTTGTTGATATCCCGCTTGTAGCGCCGCCAGCTTCGGGCGGGCGATGACGGGATAGCCATGATGGCCTTGGCCTCGTGCGTCGGAAACGTTAACGGCGGTTCATTGGGGCGCAGCGTGTTCTGCGAAATAAACCTGAGAAAACGGTCGTAAGCAGATTTACTCATCGTCGCCTCCCAGATGTTCGCTTATCAATATCAGGGCCGGTCGCGCATCGTGCGCTTCGCCGCCCTCGTGGCGATCGACAGCCCGTCTGTCCGCTCGAATATACGCCACGACCGCACTAGGTGCTCAAAGTAAGCATTCTGGTCGGGCCTGAACCTCGCGACAACAGACCGCAACCGCTCCAATTGCGGGCGCTGTGACTCGGCGAGCATCACAAATCCTAGCTGCATCAGAACTCCCTGCTCACCACCATCTATGCCCGCTGCGGGGCGATGAATAGCCGGCCGCAGCCGGTCAAGCGCCAAGACCAGCGCCCCATCGAGTTCTCATGGCGAGCGTCCCGGAAGATGAAGCCTTCCTTCTCCAAGCGCAGCAACGAGAACCAACAAGCCATTTCCTCAATGACCGGCCAACCTGCTTTCGCGATGTCTTCCGCGTTGATGTCATTCGCAGTGGAAAGCCTCGCAAGCACAGCTTTCTCGGCGTCGCTGAACACCGCATCGGGGTCGAAAACGCGATCGCATTCCTCTTTGCGACGATCCGCAATGCGCTCTGCCATCCGTGCGGATGCTGCCAGTCTGCGCTCATCAGACCAGCGCTTGTGGGGTTCCGTATAGAGCCTGGGGCGCGTCTGCTTCAACGGTTCGCCCTTGGTTACTCCAAGTAGCTCCTGCAAGATAGGAGCTCGCGATAGATCGACCTCGCATTCATCGTCTTCAGATTCTGCCGCCACTGGACGTTTCCCCGACTTCTGCAATCGGTGCACCTTACCGCAAATTGCGTTTCTGGTAACGCCGAAGTGCGCAGCGATCTGACGCCGCGTCTGCCCGCTTTCGAGCATCCGCAACATCTCTGCTTCTTCGTGGTCGCTCCAGTTCGTCATGGGGTTCGGTGGTTGTCGGTCACGACTGCGAGGTCGGGTTGATCTGGTTGGCGAGTTTCAGAAACCGATCTGCTTCTTTCTTGTAATACTCGGCTCGCTCGTTGAGGCGCTTGGCTTCGTTTAGAAAGTATCGATACCGAAACAAGCGATTTTCTTCATTCGCCTTCTGCACCGCGTACATAGGATGATCGTCAGGAATCGGCTTGAGTAGGTCCATCATCGCTCTCCATTCGGGAATGCGTAATAGTTTGTTTCCGTATCCGGCAATTCCCATTGCCCAGTTGTCGGAGCCTCGCGCCAGATCTTCTGACCTTCCAAGATGGCCGCGTTGCGCGTTTCGGCCCACACTTCGAGATTGAAGTGTCGAGTTTCCTCGATGTGGACTATAAATGGTCGCTTATTGCCCATGGCTTTCGCCCTTCCTACTGAGCAGTGCGGATGACTTGCCGCTTCATCCAAACGAAGTGGCTGGTGAATTGCACCGAGACCGCTATGACCTCCCACCCCGCCGAACCCCATGTGTTCAGGCGAACCTCGGCGCAGCCGTCGTTGTCGGGCGACAAGCCGACCACCTTGTATTCCCATCGCGTTCTGTCAGTCACAGATGCTCTCCTTGCCGCAGCGCTAGACCCGGCTCATGTCGTGAATCTGCTCGACCAACATCCGGTTGAGATCGTCGCTGCAATCGTCCGGGTGCAAATCTTCGGAGATGATCAGTTCGAGCGCGGCCACCCTCCGGCGCAGCTTCTCGATCTCATCGGCCGCCTTCAGTTCCCATTCGCTGGGCGGAACGCAGCCGGTTGGCGTCCTTAGCATCTCGACAATATCGTCCATCGTCTCTCTCCCCGCC